GGCCTTGTCAACCACGTCATCGACCACACCGGAGGCGATCAGGGTCGTATCCACGCCGGCCAGGCCCATGAAGTACTGATCGTCGCCCGCGTCCTTGAACTTGCACCGCGACTCGAACCAGAGCTTTCTGCCCGCGGCGAGCTTGAACAGGCAGTTGGTGAGCTGCGCGTTTACGCCGTCATCCGCGCTGGTGTGGCCGGCGGAATCAACCAGCAGGGCACCGCCGTCGTGCGTTACCACGGGGGCCAGAGCGCCCGTAGTATCCTGCGTGATCACCCAGCCATCGGCGCTCGTCACGTCGATCGGGCCCATGAAGTCGTCGAAGAACGCGATACCCATGTTCGGGTTGTCCACCAGGAGATCCCACGGGCAGGTCTCCCAGATGTTCTTCGAGAGGCAGTTGTTGCTGCTGGAAGGCGTGCCGAGGTTCCACGGAGACTGAATCCGCTTGACGGCGGGCACGTCCAGAATCTCCGCCAGAACGAGGCCGGCGGTGGAGCTCCGGTCCACGGTCTGCCTGGCGATGGCGACCACCGGGCCTTCGCCGAGTCCGCCCAGTGCGTAGCTGCTCGCCTGCACCGTCAGCAGCGTGGTGTGGGCCGTGCAGCTCTGGTCGGTCCAGACTGGCATGATCGTGCCGGGCGTCGGCTCCATGATCGTGACCTTGCCAGCGGCCCCGCTTTTGCTCGGAGTTTTGCAGACGATGCCGGCCATGTTCGCCAGGTTGCCGGCGGCAGGCTGCTCCATCTGCCAGGCCCGGCCAAGCTCGCTCTCGGAGGCCGTGCCGTAGTCCCGGTCGTAGCACAGAACGTAGCCAGCCTTCAGGCTGTCCGTCCCGGCGTACCAGCCGTCCTTCTTGTGAGTCTTTTCGGTTGCGTCGAGGTATCCTGTCGCGGTCATTGTTCGGTACTCCTGTTCTGTACAGGGTTTCGGCGGATCCGGGCCGAGCGTTTGTCACCCGGCCCATCTCAGCCACTTGTCGCTGGCGACTTACGCAGCCGCCACGTAGGAAATCACGCCGCCGGCCAGTTGCCGGTTGGTGCAGAGGAAGTTGAAGGCCAGCTCCACATAGGTGGTGTACAGATCGGGCTGTTCCTTCGTCCGCCAGGGGCCGTCTTCCGAGAAGTACATCCCCTGCTCCACGACCGGGTAGAAGTAGTCGTGGTTGAGGCTGTACCACGGGTACGCGCCTCGGTTGGTCGTGTCCGCGGTGTCCAGCGGTTCGGCCAGGTGGACCGGGCTGCCGAAGAACATCGGCTCGCCGGTGTCCGCCATGCCCGCACCGTAGTACCGGGCCGGGTCATTGCCGCCGATGTCGTCCTTCAGCCGCCGCAGGGCCGCCGAATACGAGTCGATGATCGTCTCGCAGGTGTAGTGCCGGAACTTCGAGTACATCGGCTTGTGGATGTCCGCGACGATGTGCGGGCTCTTGAACTTCAGGCTCCGCCTCATCTTGCCCAGACGCAGGAGGTCTTCTTCGGTGATCTCACCGGAAGAGTTCGTCCATCCCGCGTTGTAGTTGCGCCACCGGCTGTAAGTGCTGTCGGAGGCGTCGATGTTCGCGCACGTGCTGAACCCGGTCGGGTTCTGGCCTTGGTGGGCGCCGCTGGCCGTGCCGGCCGTCACCTGCGCGCCGGTGATCGGGACGATCCAGTACGGGATCCCGTGCGGGAGCTTGTTGTTGGCCGTGTCGGGCATGTCCCAGCCCTTTTCGTCCAGCGTCACGGCCATGTCCATCTTGGCCGTCCCACGCTTGGAAGACAGGATGCCCTTCAGCTTCGCCCTGCCCGCGTTCCGCCGAATCTCCGCGTCGAGCGCACTGTACTCCGCGTAGCAGGAGACGTAGGGCAACCGCAGGACAGCCACCACGTTCATGCTGGAGGAAGTGCGCGTCTCGCCCGGATCGTAGAACGTCGTGCTGCCGTTTTCGCGGTAGACCACCTGCCGCTCGATCTCCGTACCGGGGTCCTGCTGCATCCGGTCCTTCTGGAACCACTGGTCCACCACCAGGAATTCCCGCTGTGGGAACAGGTAGTCCATGGACTTGTCATCCCAGTCGTAATTCCGGGTCGTGACCTTCCAGAGGTCGAAACTGTCGCTTCGGTTGAGTGCAACGCCACTGTATGCCATTGTCTGTTCTCCGTCTCAGTGCAACCGGCCCGCAACAGGTCCGGGTCGAGGCATTGCTATTCCGGAATCTTGATGCCGTGCTCTCGCTCGAACTCGTCCAGCGCCTGATTGAGTTTTCGATCAGGTGTGCCGCGTTCTCTCGTGGAGCTGTGCCCGCTACCGCGGGGCACCGCCTGATTCCGTCTGCGCTGCATCGCCTTTCGCTGGCGGCCGGCGGCCGCTTTCTCGAATCGGTCTTTTCCTGCCGCTCGCAGGGCCAGGTCAATCGCTTCGGCCGTCGGCAAGCTCCTGCCCATCACCTTGTAGCCCTGCTGGATGGCTTGCGCCTCTTCCAACAAGGCCTGCCGCTTCGCCCGCTCTTCGCTCTTCGTTCCGAGGCGAACCGTGTCACCTTCCCCGTATTCGGGGAACAGGGGCTTTCCGTTGTGGTCCTTCGCGTCCGACAAGGCCTTGTCGATATCGGCCCATTGCTGCTCGCTGCGTCTGGCGGCCAGGTCCGCCTTCAACTCCTTCACGGTCCTCAACAGTGCGTTGAGTTTCACGTCGTGCGTGCCGTTGTCGAGGTCTTCCAGATCGTCGAACTGGAACTCCAGTTCGCTCCACTCATCATCGGCGGTTCCCTGGTCGCCGCCCTCGTCGCCCGGATTCTGTTGGCCGTCGTCCTGGCCCTTGTGCATCTTTTGCTGCTTGCGGCCGATCTCGCTCATCTTCTTGGTGAGTTTCTGCTCGGCCCGCAACAGCATGTCCTCGTCATCCGGGCCCATCTCGGCCAGTTCCTCATCGGTGTAGCCGAGATTCTTCGCCGCCGCGATCGCACGCGCTGGTAGTCCGTCCGGTTCCTGGCTGTCAGAGGATGATTCGCGTTCGGTGTCGGAAGGGGGCTGCTGCTCGTCGCCTTCCTCGCCTCCGCGGTCATCGACTTCGGCCCCGGCATCCTCGTTCGCGTCCGTCGTCTCGTCTTGTTCGGCGGCCGTATCGTCTTCCGGCTCATTGGGCAGGCCCATCGCCTCCAGGGCTTCTCCCAGTGCATCCTGGGGGCCTTGGCGGTCTTCCGGTCCCGCTGTCGTGGTGTCGGTAGCTGGCATCGTCGTGTGTCTCCGTGTTTCGTCCCAGCCGCTCGGCCACGCCTCACGCAGGCGGAGCTGTCCGCGGCACGTAGTTATTCAGCCGCGAACCTCGTCGCGGTCGTGCATACTCATTGCTTTCAGCACGCGCAGCTTGGCCTGGCGGTCCCGGTAAATCGCCATGCCGGTCTTCCTGTCATATCGGACGCCCAAGTGGCCGTAGCGTTGCTCGGCCTCCGAGATCTCCGACAAATCGACGCCCGTCGCGATGGATCGGATATCGTGGTTGTCATCCTCGCGGACCACCGGGGCGCTGTCCGAGTCATACCACTCGCCTCGAATCCACCTCTTCCGCTTGCCGCTGCCACGCTTTTGTTCTCCAAAGTTCACTCGCATCATTCTCTCGCATCCACCAATAAAGCCCTCTAACCGCTGTGCACAGTCAGAGGGCTTTGTCGCTATCGACTCTCGGTGATCAGCCGATGCCGCTGGTGGTCTTCAGTTTTGTGCTACTTGCCCGTCCGCTTCTTGGACACGTTCAGATACCGCTCGACGTTCCGAACGGTGATGGTGGTCCCGTCCGTCGGGACCTGGGACAGCATGACGCCGTTCTCGTCGGCCAGTCTCAGGGCGGCGTCCGATGCGATGGCCCGTGCTTCCTTCTCCGCCTCTTCGTCCACTTCCGGCTCCAGCACCGGGGCTGCCCGCCGGCCCGGGTCCGCGTCTTCCGGGGTCGATTCCAGGCCCAGCACCGTCGAGGCGTGGTCGGTGAACACCAGGAACGCGGCTTGCACCGGCTCCGGGAGATCGGCAAACCCGCACAGCCACGGGTGCTTCTTCGTCCGCTCGTCGAAGGTGTGCCCGAATGTCCAGTCGTCCTTGGCCTCGATGACCTGGCGGAACACGCCATGCACGGCGGACGCATCGGGAAGAATGCTGCGCGACGCCAGGCGAACGCACGCCTGCCGAAGGGCCGACGGGTAGTCGATGGCGTCCGGATTCTCCGCTGGATTCTCGGAGAACATCTTGATCTTGGACTTCTTCAGGACGGCGACCATGGCGTTGTAGCCCACGTTCGCGGCCCGGAAGACCTTGTCGAGTTCGTCCTTCGCCTTCTTTTCCGCCTGGACCGCCGCGGGAGGCTTCACGGGCGGCGGGGCCGGTGTCGGGCTCCCGGGCGGCGGGGCCGGCTTGTCCGCGGCTTCCGCCTTCTGCTGTTCGCGGTCGAGCAGTTGGACCTGGACCTGCATCTCCTCGATGCAGTCGTCGATGGCATCGACCGATACGCTGTCCTTACTCTTCCGCGCGATCGCCCGCGTCTCCTCCAGGTTGGCGATGTGCTGAAGAATCTGCTCGCGGGGGAGGTACGCCAGGCACTTGCGAATTTCGGGCACGGTCAGTTTCATAGTCACAGCTCCTTGTTGTCTGGTCCCAGGATGGACTTGTCCGGGATGCGAAGCTTCACTTGTTTGTCGGGGCCGCTGATCGAGTCGCCTTCCTCGAAGATCGCGACGATGTCCTGCTGCATCAGAATCATCACGTCTTCCCCCCTCAGAACGCAAGGCAAAAGCGAATGCGCCTTGACCAGGGCGCGGTCGCCCACCTTCACGGGCGGGGTCGCGCGAGCTCCACTCGGAAGCCAGTCGCCAGGCCCGACAGCGTGCACCTTCACCGGGACGAACATGCCGCTCGCCTTTTCCGGCAGAAGAATGCCTGCTTTTGTCCGGACCTCCTCGATGGGCATCTTGGTCACAATCAGATAGTCATTGACTGGTTTCATCGCTACATCTCTCCTTGATCTGTGCTGCCGGTAGTATCTTGCGGTTGCCGGTCCATTACCGACGAATCCTGGCGGCCCGGTCTGGCCGGTCCGTTGATGCTGATCCTGGTGCCCCCACCCTGCCCGCCGGCTGCCTGTTGCGCCATGGCCTGCTGCATCTCCATCTGCTCGGTAGCGGTCACGATGATCTCGTCCGCCTCGGCGATACCCGCCATGCGTCCGCTGATCTCGGCGATCTTGCCCACGTCGAAGGTATGGCCCTGCGCCTGGGCCGCGGGATACAGCGGGAGCAGCGTGTTACGCACCCAGTCAGTGAACCGGGCGTATTCCTGCTCCGGCATCGACGCCATCATGCCGTAAGCGGTCGGGCGAATGGCGTAATCCTCGAATGCACCCATGCGAACGTCCGGGGTCCACTCGACGGGGATCGTGACCTGCCCGCCAGGCAGTTCCTGGTCCATTTGGTACTCGGCGACCGGATCGTGCCACAGGTTGTAGGCGATCTTGCGAATCGGGCCGCGCAGATACCGCAGAACCCGCTTGCGCCAGAAGCCCACGCGGGCCGTGGCCTGGGCGAAAAGCATCTGATCCTGGCCCAGCGTGTCGCTCTGGCTCGTCAGCCCGCCAATCGCTTCCGGGTTGCCCGCCTGCCGGTTGTACCATGCCTCCGCCAAGCCAAGAGACCTCTCGGCGTTCTGCGAGGAACCGCCCATCCGCAACGAGGCCGCGAACTTCGGATCCGTGACACCCACCACAGAGCCGTCCGGCGCCACCCGTATCGTCTCGGCGTCCTGGTCGTGACCCAACTGCGTCAGGATGATCTCCTTTTCCCGCGCGCTGGAACGCCGGACCTTGCGGGCGAGGATGTTGATGAACTCATGCAGCCGCCGCATGGAGGGAATCAACGCCGCGCCCACCACCAGATTGTCCGGAACGTCCAGGAGATTGATCACGTCGATCGGACCGTCGGCTCCGTCGTACTCGTAATCCGCCTCCGCCAGGTAGTCCGTCGCGGTGTCCGGCGTCGGGGGGAGAATCACCACCTTGCGCTCGTCGGGCAGATAGCATCGAATCAACTCGATCTCATCGACAGCATGGTCCTTCGGGCCGTCGCCGGCCTTGGAGATGCCGGCCGACTTGCCGCTGGGCCCGCGTTGCATCTGGTCCGGCTGGATCGCCGCCAGAGCCTTGCGGTTGAACAGCCCGCTGTCCATCGCCCAGTCCAGGTCCACACGGAACGCCGTCGCCTCGAAGGTCATGGCCGAACGACGCTTGGCCCTCGGGTCCGGGATGTAGTCGTCCAGGGAGATCACCTCGACGAATGTCTCCTCGGGCAGGTACATCGCCTCTCGGTCCTCGTTGCCGATCCACTGGCCCGCCGCCAAGCCCGTCCAGGATATGGCCGGGCCGAACAGGGAATTCAGGATCATCTCCTCGACCACCTCCACGAGGCGCATCTCGTCGATCTGCTCCTGCAAGGCGAGCCGGTAGACCTCGGCGAACGGGCCGTAACGCATGGCGTGGTGCCTGGGCTTGATCTCCGCGGAGGGGTCGATGGACAGCACCGGCAGGTAGGTCGAGGCCAGCGAGAAATACGTGTTGATCGGATCGTCCACAGCCCCCGTGCTCATGTCATACGCTTCGGCCGCGTAGGTCTTGACCGCCTCCACGCGGACGTTCCGCACGGCACGCATCCGCTCGTCGCCGCGCTGGATCGCGTGGGCAAGCCGGTTGACCGAGGAGCCGCGCATCGTCTGAATCGCTACCATTACCGCACCTCTCCGTATGGCAAAGCCCTGTCACGCTGGCGGCGAAGTTCACGCTGTTGCCGACGCCAGGCCATAGACAACTCCGGCGGGCTGGTGTCGTGACTGTACTCTTGGTACTTGGGCAAGTCAATCACCGCGCGGTACGCCAACGCCGCGCCGATGACCAGGTCGCCATGCCGCTGGCGGACCTCCACGGGCAGATGACGCAAGGCGCTGTGGCTGATGCGGCCGTGCTCGTCGTAGAGATATTGCCGGTGCTGGTCCAGCGTGATCGCGTCGTGCAGGGTCACCTGCTGATGCCGCAGGGCGTCTTGCCATCGCCCGAACAACTGGGGGCTGCTCGCCTCCCCCTTCGGCCATCCGTAATTCTCCGCCGCGTACTCGACCGCACGATTCTGCACCTTCTCCCGCCAAACGCGGGTGTAGCCCAGGTCCAGAACCTCCCGCAGGGCGCTGATGCCGTGCATCTTGCGGACCATGCAGAGCAGGGCGTTGTTGTAGTACCGGCACAACGCCACCGCCACTCGCCCGACATCGACGGGCCGGATCGTGTTGTCGGCGAACACCGCAGCATGCTCGCGCGTGTCCGCTGTGAAGACCACCACCGTCGAATCAGAAGCCCCGACACCCTCCGAGATGTCGCTGCCCACACCGAACGACCGCTGCACGTACGCGCCATCCGGCAGGTTGCCGGGCTGGTCCAGGGGCGATATCCATACGCGGATTGGCCCGACCTCCCCGGGCTCGCACTCGATGAGCCTGGCCTCGTCGCTCGGCCGGGCGTCGTGAGGGATTTCGTAGCGGAGATAGTAGGCCGGCTCCAGGATGTGCTGCTCCTGCTGCTCCAGCGAGTCGAACACCTGCGCGCCCGACTGTGCCACCCAGTCCAGCTCCATCTCCTTCAGCCACCGCCAAGAGAGGGACCAGGTGCCGTCGTCGCGCTGCTCACACCCCAGCCGCCGCATCTCCCGCACCACCAGCTCCGGCGTGACGCCGTCCGGGTCGGCGGAGTAGTGCAGGTCCAGGACCACGACGCCGCGGCGGGTCGGCTTGGCCCGCAAGCCCGGGCCGAACACGCGGGGACGATCGACGCGGTACCTGTCGGCTGCGTCGGCAATCCAGATCGGGGCGCTCACGCGATCGCCTCCTCGTCCGTCATGTCGAGCGCGAGCCGCATACTCGCCCCGCCGTCGGTCAAGTCCGGTGTCGTGATGCCCAGGAATCTCCCCTTGCGGATCGAGGACATGGTCGCCGTGAGGGCAGCGGAGAATTCGGGCTGGAACGCCGTCTCGTCGGACACCAGCTGAGTGACCGTGTGAGACCTGATCTTGTCCCCGCCTTGGGCAATGGCCTGGATCCCGCTGTGCATGCCCGGGATCTGAATCGAGTCCGAACGGACCACCACACGCCGGGGAAGCAGCCAGGAGCGATATGGCACGTGGGACAGAATGAATTTCGACCGGCCCAACAGGCCGTCCCCCGTGGCCTCGTCGCCCATGGCGTCCTCCAGCCGCTTGGATTGCTGGTACACCAGCGCCCCGCGCCGGAAAAGAATCTGCCACACAGAGATCATCGAGGCGAACCAGGTGACCATCATCTGGCGGCTCTTGGCGACGAAGAGCATTGGGTGATGCCACCACAGGCCACACAGCAGGTCCAGGTGAGGCCGGGCCGGCCACGGCCGGATCGGGTTGCTTTCCCCACGCTCCTGCGCCTGCGAGTCCAGCGTAAACACAAACCAGCGAGAGAAATATCGCGGGTCCCTGGCGGCCATAGCCCACCGTGCCTCGACGATCTCCCGCTCGCTCGCCATTCACTCCTTGGCCTCCGCCGCCGCCGGCACGGGAAGGCCGGCCGCGTGGGCCCGCCGCAGGAGCTCCTCGTCGCTCAGGGAGTCAGCGGAGAGCCGCAACTCGTGCTCGTGGCGCTGGGAGTCGTGCTGGTACAGCCGGCCGAGGGCCTCCAGGCTCTTCTGGCGGTCGTAGAGCTCGACCTCGGTGTCGGTCGTGGTGGTGGTCCCCTCCTCCGTGACCTGGGTGCGACGGCGAACCTTGAGTTTCCGGACCGCCCGCGTGTCGAAGCCCCTCTTGCGGGCCCGCTGGAGCACATCGCCGCCCAGGTCCTCCTCCAGGTCGGCCAGGTCGGCCTCGATGATCTCGACGTGCCTGGACGCCAGCTTGGCCTTGGAGATCCCCGCCCGCTCGACCTGCTCCTCCAACGCCGCGCGGAACGGTACGCGGCGGAGCATGGAGTGCCAACGGCCGTACGCGCAGGCCCTGGTGATCTTGTCCGTCGTCGTCGCGAGGATTGCGGCGGGACCGTCCCAGCAGCGTAGATAGGCCTTGATCGCCGCGACCTCGGCCAAGGAGCAGCCCTCCCACTCGGGGCTGGTGTGGACCTCGCCCACCTTACGCTTGAGCTGTGCCGGTGTCCGTCGTGTCCGTGTCCGTGCCATGGCGAGGCTCCGTCCTGCTGTCCATCGAATCGTACCGCGGGACCAACTGTCCAGTCAAGCGGAAAATCCATGCAGGGGCTGTTCCAGGCCGGTCTGGGGGAAAGGGGTTGGGGATAGGGGTGTTGTTGCTGTTGTTGTTGTTGTTGCTGTTTACATCTAGTAGCTACGAAAACGGTCGAAAAACCGGGTGCCTATCTTATCTAAGCCTCCCAGACAGCCATAATCGGAAATTTCTCGTCATTTTGGTGTGCGCACGCGCAATTAACCGTCACAACCCCAGTAGTTTACGTAAATCGGCCTCTAATTCGTGCGCACGGATTAAACAAGGGGGCCTTGTTATCTAATTGGATAACCTCTGTAAGCGTTGTTTCTGCTGGTGGTTGTGCCGAAAAGCACTTATGGACGATGCCGCATAATGTATTCCGATTCTGATGAATATGTTTGGCGGCCGTTTTCGTGCTGATGCTGTAAGCCCTTGGCCTTTCGGGGGTTTGCGTCTTCGTCGCGGCGTGCCGCTTGTCCGCTGATCGAAACAAGTAAAAGCTGTCCGCTTATGCCACCACTGACACGGATGAAAAAAAACTCTCGGGCGTAGGGAATTTTGTGTTGACCCGGCTCCGGCCCAGACGATAGGATATACCATACGGCCGG